CCCGGTACTGGCTAGTGGAGCCGGTGGCTGGATGACCAGCGGGCCGCTGAAAACCCATACCGGAAGTGTGCTAGGCCTGGTTGGAGCTGGCATCTTAGCCTCCTATTGTGAAATGACTCCGGCGTAAACGCCACCAGTTCCTGGCGTGTTCACATCCGCGTAACCGTTCGTCGCCCCATCCACACCGGCACCCGCGTACCTGAAAGTCGCCAGAGTGTCTGACTCCACGAGCACCAGCCGGATGCCCGCCCCGATCGCATTCTGGACCAGATTGCCCGCCACGGTGAAGAGGGATTGAGGAACAGCCGGGTTCAGGATGACGATGTAGAGTCCGGCGGGGTAGATCTCCTCGATCAGCACGAGCTCTGCCTGGAAGACATAGCCTATGACCGCCAGAACTGCAGAGACAGTGCTGTCGGAGAAGTTCTCTGCAATCTTACCGAAGATGAAGAGGATGTACTCCTGGTCACTCAGGCCGTTTCGGTCGATGCCCACGAGCGTGCCAATGCCGTCGAGCTGTGCTCCGACAGCCGGTGTGCTGGTCCCGTTCCAGAGCTGCCTGCCTGCGTCGAGGGCGTAGATGGCGTCCTCGAGGTCCTGGATCTGCTGAATAAACGCCGTGTAGACACCGGCAATCCTCACCCGTCCCTGGTACTGCTGGAGGAGTCTAGCGAGTGCGTCCTGGACGTGGGTGGTGATCTGAGTGGCCAGCATCAGGTATAGCTCACGGCCACGTTGAAGGTCTCAAAAACGGCGACCTGCTCGGGCAGAAGTGGGATGTTGATATTCTGTGTCGGGTTCGGGGCAATGCCGAAGAACATCGTGTAGTTCACTATACCTGGGACCGCATCGAAGCAGCCGATCAGGCCGTTGGTGCCGAATCCGGTCACTGTGCCACCAATGGGGGTCTCATTGCCCGTGTTCACCACATCCTGCTGGATCGTGGAGATGGAGCCAGGTGAGAATTTGGCCTTAGGATTTAGGCCAGATCCTGGGTTGCCAGGGGTATTGAAGGTATCCGTCAGCAGGGTGATGACCACGTAGATGGGGATCTGCTGGGGCCGGGAGAAGGAGATCGTGTAGATGTTCTGCGCCGAGTCGGTGACGATGACAGAGACATTGCCGTAGGTCTGAATGCCGGCGGGCTTGGACGCGAGGATCGCCTGGGCAATCTCCGTGTCGTCCCCGCCCTGAACAACCATCTCAATCGAGTGGCCCGGTCGGCCAAATGCCGGGGTGATGGTCACACCGGTCGTGTTGTTCACGATCGTAAGTAGCGGCACGGGCTGGCCACCCAGGGAGCCGTTGAAGTCGATCGTGAAGCCAGAGGACAGGTTGCCCGTCACCAGCGCGGCAGAGAACCCAGGCAGGGCCTGGACGGCGGTCTGGATCGTGCTGGCGATAGCGTTGTAGGCGATGGAGGTGGTGGTCTGGCCGTTGATGTTCAGATGGTAGGTGCCAGACGTAGGGATCGGGGAGAAGGTGTACATCTGCAGGGCCGCGTCATTCAGGTTCTGGAACCCGAGGACGGCCGTGACACCGGCCACGAGGGAGACCTTCTCCTGGATCGCGAGTAGCGGTCCGTTGGCCTGGGCGTTGAGCTCGTTGGACCGGCGGACGAGCGCCTGCGTGTCGTCCTCGACGTTGGAACCCGTCTGGCAGTCGAGCTGGTTCGAGACTCCAGTCCACCCGGAGATCGGGCTTCCGATCGTGTTGATGCTGCCCGCGGCGACGAAGTTGGGTCCAGTCTGGGTGCAGGTTGCCGTTCCAGTACCCTGTGCGGGAGCTCCAATCACGCTGTTTGCCACCTGGATATTCGTGACGCTCGCACCCGCCATCAGGGTATTCGAGGGCACGGTCATAAGAGGCTGCGCCTGCGCTCCGGAAGAGGGCTGGCTGGGCAGAGGAGAGAGCGCACCGAAGTTGAAGTTAAAGCCAGATGCCCCAACCGTCACGGTGACGTCGGTATACGGGTAGGATGCCGCGGGCACATCGTGGAGGTTATTGATCGATGACTGGACCGAGTCCACGAACGTGATCAAGGCCCCGGTGGTGTTCGTGCCGATAGTGGTCACGGGATCCGCGATGGCACCCCAGTTGATCACATATGAACCGGCCGAACCGGACACCGTGACTCCCGAGTACCCCGTGAGGGCCACGATGGCCGTCTGGATTGCCAGGGAGGTCGGGAAGGCACCGGGTGTGGAGATGGTGGTCGTCGTCTGGGGTGATCCGGCCCGGGTCAGGACTAGAGTGAATCCGCTCGCAGCGACTGGAGTGGTGGAGATGTTCAGCAGAGTGCTGGCTGCCGGTGCGTTAAACGGAATGGACGGGGTCGTGAGAGTGTTGCCATTCTTGTCGATGATCGATAGCTGGAATGACCCGGACGTAGGCACATTCGAGAAGAAGACGCTCTGGATCGCGTTCGAGGACGCCAGGATTGTGATGAGCTCATCAGTCGAGAACTGCAACGGGGGGCTGGCGGACGTCTCGACGAGGCTTCCCTGGGGGATGACTGTTCCTGGAGTCCCGAACAGCGCGAGAGGGTAGAGGGTGATCCCGTTTGACTGGGTGACTGGGATCTGGGCGGTCTTGGTCGGAGATGCCGGGAGTCTCTTAAGGTTGTTGTAGGCCAGGATGTTGTCAACGGACGTTCCCTCAGCTCCGGCGGGGTACTGAGAGGCATAGACGGCCTGGGCGAGCTGCCAGATCAGCGCCTCCCTCTCGGAGAATATGCCCGTCAGCTGCCCGAAGTTGGACTCTGGCCCTAGATTGATATTCTGCCCGAAAACGGCCTGTAGCTGGGCCTGGATCTCCGAGACAATCTGCGACTGTGGCTTGAGGACAAAGCCCGCCGGGGTCAGACCGAATACTGTTGGCACCTAGACCTCCTCACGGCCCGCCCACCGTCTGCTGCTGGGCTCCGGCAAAAACCGGCGACAGGAGCCCGTTGTAGTTGATCTTTCCCGACGTCGAAAGCACAGAGAAGGTAACCGACAGGAGCCTGGCCGACAAGTTCGGAGTGAACTTGAAGCCGTTGAGCTGCATGACCCCCGGTGTGCTCAGGATGATGTTTTTGAAGATCGCATCGATGGCTGCGAGGTCCGGGCTCTTGACCAGGATCTGCTGGAACCACGGGGTGCCCTGGGTGTTGTCCATGAACCATTCCCCGAGGAACATCGACAGCCTCTGGAGGATGTCCTGGAGGACCGGGTTGTTCCCCCCAGCTGAGAGACCCGAGGGCGTGTCGTTCGTGAGCACCAGGTCCTGGTTGAGGAACAGAAGGTCCTTGTACGTCAGGGACGAAGTATTGAGGTCGAGGGAGAGGTCTGCCATCAGCTGAAGGCCCCCGTGCCCGTGGCAATCACCGCGCCGCCCGCCCCGGGACCGCTCGTGACTGTCCCCACGTCTGTCGTGGCCACCGTGTTGTTAGAGGTGATGTAGGTGGTGTCGGCCGTGAAGAGGGTCTCGAATGCGCTCTTCATCGCCGCCTGCTCGCCAGCGGAGAGCTTGCCCATGTTCGGATTTGCCGCGGCCATCGCCGCGAAGTTCGCGTCACCCCTTGCGGTACCCACTAATGGCATGCGTCACGATCCCTTCAGCGTGTCAAGCTTCGTCTTGATAGTTTGCAGCAGCACGACCGTGGAGGCAATGAATGGTTGAGGCCCCAGAAGAGTCAGCGTGAACGTGTTGTTGATCAGCGTGTCGAGGAGCTGGTCCATCAGGTCGATCAGCTCCTGGGAACCATTGGATATTTTATATTTGCCGCTCGACTGGATGGCAAACTGCGCACTCCCGTTCGTCAGCACCATGTCCGTCGTGTCGTCCTCGGTCTGGGAGGAGAAAGGGACCAATCCAGGGACGAATATGGAGTCTGAGAGGTCATGCTGCCTGGCATCCTGGGGGTCCACTATGCCCCCGGATCCGGACAGCCACGCGTCGAGGCTCCTGTCGGAGACAATCAGGTATCCCGTGTCCCCCTCCGCCACTGGGAGCTTGATCGAGTAGTTCTGCCCCATCGGCATTGAGACCGGGACGTTCTGAACGGCGGGCATGTTCTGGCCAGCGTCCTGATCGATGTAACGGACCTGCAGGAGGGGCTGGACATCGACCTTCTGATTGCCCTTGACGCTCGTGATCTGAGCCGGGATGCAGACCCTGAGCTTCAGAGTCTCCGCGCGTATGGCGTCGCGGATGATCTGGTCCATGGGCCGGGTCTGGCTCTCCGGGTCGTTCGAGGCGGGGTCGTAGGGGTTGACCGGAGGATCTTCGTATGGGGTCACGTGGCCACCTGCAGCTTGGTTGTGCCCACCGTCTCGCACTCGATGTGCCACTTCGTCGCGTCGTGGGTGTCCCCAACATACCGAGCGCGGTTGACCTTGTAAAATCCGTTCAGAGTCACGTCCTCGCACTGCAGCTGAACGAGGGCGCCCGGCTTGATCTTCGGGTTCAGCAGGGTCTTGAAGGATATGAGGTTGTTGCCCACCGAGGGTACGCCGATCAGGCCCGTGGCCTTGTTCGGGTTGAACTGGGAGATGCCGCTCGCGAGGTCCACGGTGATGCCCGAGGAAACCAGGATGGCGCTCTCGGGGTTAGTCGTGGAGCTGAGTGGCAGGATCACGAGAGTCCCGTTCTGGACGGTCCACCTAAGCCCGGCATTCTTGAGAAGGAAGTCGAGGGAATCCTTGCAGGGCCCCTTAGCGGTGTATCCGCGGCCGTAGGTGACATTCGGGATCCCCTGGAACCCGCCGTTGCTCACCCCCTGGTCCGTGACCACGCTCGAGACACTCATTGAGGCCGCGATGTCATTGATGATGGCGGCCAGGGTCGTGCCCGCCGGGTAGGACTTGTCCAGGCGGGACATGACGATGACCGACTCGCCTTCCCCGCATTCGAACGAGGTGATGACATCCGGTCCGTGGCGCTCGTTCTTCACGCCCGCGAGGGCGCTGACGTTGCCCACGAAGATGGTGTCCATTAGGCCGCGGTATCCGGCCTGGAGCTGGATGATGTATCCGGGCTTAATCTTGCTGCGGTTCTGGTAGCCAAGGTTCCAGACCTCAATCTTGGTCTTGTTCGGTGACGCGCCGAACATGTTCTTGTCGATCTCAAAAGAGACCCGGAAGGCTGAGCTCGGAGGGCTGGATGGGCCCGTGCCGACGGAGATGTTCGAGAACTGCAGCGCCGTTGTCTGGTTGGGGGCCCCAATCTGCATGGAGTACGTTCGGCTGAAGAGATAGTGGGCGTTCGGGTTGTAGTTGAAATTGGAGATTGTCTGGGTCACGCGTCACCCCACATAGAACATCGTGTGGTCCAGTCCGAAAGAGAACTGCGTCGGCTGGGTGTCCTGCCCGGTATCGTCCGTGCAGAAGAATGTCCCGGAGGGAATGGCCAGGGTGATGTACTGCCCCGTGAGATTCCTCTCGATGAGCACCGGGATCCCCGCGAGGATCGTGTTGCCCTGGGTGTCGTTGATATTCATGATGTACCGCTGCATCCGGACGTTGAAGAGGACCTGGATATTGAAGACGGTCCCGCTCAGGGAGATGTTAAAAGAGTACTGGGGGACATCGTTTCTCATCGGGAATGTCTGGAGAGCTACAGCCATTCTATCCCCCGATCCCGCCCGGCAGCTTCGCCGAGATCGCGGCCGCTGTGCTGTTGAACTGGTTCAGTCCGGCCTGGAACCCGTTCGGTATTCCGTTCGACTGGCTGCCCACGTCGGCGTTGTTCGCGGAGAGGGCCGGGTTCGCGAAGATCTGGACGTTCACCGACTGCGGGGCCACGAGTAGGAGCTGCACCATGCTGAGCGTGAACAGCAGTATCCGGCCGCTGGCTGCATCCCTTGGCACCGTGATCGTCTTGATCCACATATTCGGGTATCTCTCCAGGGTGGTGAGCACGTCAACCGGCTGGCCAGACTTCTGGAGCTGAACGAGCTTCAGGTACGCCTGTATTGAGGGACTGGCCGCCCCGGCGCTGATCAGGCCCACCGCGCCCGCAATGGCCGCTAGCCCAGCCGGAGGTATGAGTGAGGACGCCACCGAGGTTGCCGCCTCCGTGACAAGGCCCTGGCCTCCGCCGATCGGGAAATCCGATATGACCCCCGTGATCTCCAGGGATGCCGGCCGGACGATCAGGTGGTCGGAGATGACCTGGCCGTTCTCGATCGGGAACTCGCTCGGCTGGACCTCCCTGACGTGGCTCTCGCTGACCGTCGCATCAATCTGGATGACGCTCTGGTTGCTCTGGATGAACTGGACCCGCCTCTTGCCCTTGATGGCCGAGGTGATGCCCTGTGCGCCGGCGCCGACGACACCGGAGAGGTTGCCCATCTCAGTATGCCATCGAGGATCTCAGCGACCTCGATGCCTCCCTGTGGACTCGGTCCAGGTGGTCCCGCACACCCTCCCGGACCTTCTCCCCGACCATCTTTGGGTCGGAGCCAGGTGGGACGTTGATGGTGACCGGGGCGTGGATATTCGATGGCCCACGGGCGGACGCAACCGCACCGCCTCCTGACGTTGGAACGTTTCCGGCGGTCGTGGCGGAGAGGCTTCCGGCGGACTGGAGGCTGTTTGCCGCTCCCGCAGCAGAGCTACCGCCGAAGAAAGAGCGGACAGCGGAGACTCCTCGGCCGAGCAGGCCCATCTCCATGATCGAGCCAGCGAGCTGCCCGAGCCAGGTGTCCTTGATTGATCCACCAGAGAGTAAAGTCCACAAATCGGACATTGCCGCGATCAGAAGTCCTATTGCCGCCGCGACCAGGGTGATCGGTGAGGTCAGCACACCGATGGCTGCCGAGAGGACGAAGACCACGGGGACCAGCGCCGATATGACCGCGAGCAGCTCCCCGCCCCGCCTCACGAGGGTCTCGTGATTCTTGGCGAAGTTCAGGAATCCCTGCGCCACGAACTTGACGGCCCCCCAGAGGAAGCCCAGGGCGTAGGTGATGTCCCACACCCACCTCTTGATCTCGAGCTGGATGATCTGCCTGTTGACAGCGTAGAACTTGATGAATTCGTCGATGGCTGTCTTGATCGACGGTGCGAAGTAGGAGGCGATGGTCGCTCCGATCGTCTTCAGGACCTGGACGAACGCACCCATCGCGTGGGTGACCTCGACCAGGGCCTCGACGTTCTCCTCCCCGAGCACGGCACCGATCTGCTTGGCCCGCTTCTCCTGCTCGGCCATGGCGCCGGAGCCCTTCTGGAGCCACTCCATCATGTTCCGGGAACCCCTGCCAGTCAGCTCCATCATCGGACCCAGGGCCTCGAACCCTCCCCCGGTCCTCTTGACTCCGTCGGCCAGCGCCTTCATGGCCTGCTCACCGTTCTTCATCCCCATAATCTGCTCCTGGGTGATGCCGAACCTCATGAAGGCCCTCTGCGCCTCCACGGAGCCCATCTTCGCGTTGAACAGGGACTTAGACAGCCTGGCGGTCGCCGACCCGAGCTCGTCCTGTGACACGCCGCTCTGCTGTGCCGAGAACGCTAGCTGCTGGAATGCGGTGGTGGTGATGCCGGCGGCTGCGGCTGAGAGGTGGATCTTCTCAGCCATCTCGCCGAACTTCTCGGCCATCTCGGCGATGCCCTTGACGACCTCGGCGGCACCGAAGGCCTCCATGAGCCTCTTGATGCCCTCGAGCTGCTTCTCGACGCCGTCGAGCTTCTCCTTGTCGACATCGAAACCGATCTTTCCTATGAGTTCCTTGAGGATCATTTGGTCACCTGGCCGACTCCATCCTATGGTGCTCTATCTCAGCCTGGATATCCAGGGCCTCGTGGGCGTCCATCAGGTCATCGATTGTCCAGGCATTTCTGACCTCAAGAAGTGTGCCGCAATGGGCCAGCACCGGGCGCCAGAAGGCCCAGTTCACGTTGCTCAGGCCGGGATCGTAGCCACCCGTGGTTTTTTCAGCTGAAAGCCGGCGGCGTCTTGGACGGCGGCGAAAAAACCCCCGTACTGCACCTCCAGGGCAGCCTTGAGTACCTTGAACATGTGGAAGAGGTCATCCTGATAGTGGGTGTTGAACGCCACCTTGCGACCGTCGCAGATCACCTTGTCAGCCGTCAGTTTCCTGACGAGTGGCTTGACGACATCCTTCCTGAGGTTCTTCATGAGCTGGTCGACGATCTGGCCGACCATGTCAGCGGAGAAGTCAGTCTCGATACCCTGCCCACCGGGAGAGAACGCCTTGCCGACCGCGGCACCCAACGGCCCGCCGACGATGGCTGAGATGTCCAGGAGGACGTCGAGGGACTCCTCAGCCCCCCACTTCTCAAATTCGTAGGCTCTGCCGTCGACGACGATCTCCCACAGACCGGCATCGGTCTTCCTCACGCGAACACCTCGCCACCCACGAAGATGTTGAGCTGGTCGGTCTCGATGATCCACTTGCGGACCGCCGTCTCCTTGGAGAAGTCGGAGTCTGCCCACTTCTGCACCCAGCCAGTCAGGCAGGTGGCCAGGGTCGTGCCGTTGTTGTCCCTCACGAGAACGGGGACGGCGCCGGTGCCCGACTGCTCGTCGGCGGCCAGGAAGCCCGAAAGGTCATCGTTCGAGGACGAGGACTGCATGAGCTCGAGCTCGAAGTGACCGGACGTGTTGTTATTCCTCGCCCGGGTGCCCTCGCCATCGACACCGACCTTGAGGTTCCAGCTCTGCTCGTTCCTGATGACCCGAAGCCAGGTGCCGTCCGAGAAGCCGTGGATGATCTTCCCGCCGACAATGACCGAAATGTTCTTTGGGTCGTACTGATGGACCATTGGCTATCCCCCTTAGACGGTTACCGTGCCCTGGACAATGACTGCGTTGATGGCCCCGGAGAGCCGGCACGAGAAAGAGATGGTCGGGGCCACGCGGTTCGCCCGCTGGCTGGCCGGGACCGAGAGGACTGATGGCGCGGTGATCGTGATCGGGGATGCCCCGTCGATCAGCCCGTTGACGACACCCTGGTCAATCGCAGCCTTGACCGCGGAGATCAGGATGCCCACGCCTTTGTCCGTGTACGGGATCTTCACGGCCTGCACGAGCGCCGTGTAGATGTTGACCTGCAGGGTCGCCTGGAGCCAGTCGATGCCCACGGTGATGTCCATGTACTGGCCGCCGATCATCGTGCCCATCTCCGTGATGGGCACGCCACCGACGGTCTGGTAGATGTTGACATTCTTGCCCGGGAGCTGGATCACCGGGTCACCGATGAGGATGGCCTGCTGGTTTGCGGTCAGGGAGTCCGGGGAGCACCCGAACAATGTCTTGAACGCCCAGTTGTTCGATCCTGGAACCTGGGGGAGTTGCCCGCCGACCCACGCGCCCTCCTTGCCCTCAGCGGGGAGGGTCGTGAAGAGCAGGGAGGTTCGCTTGTACTTCTTCCCGCCCATGACGGACGCGATGTCCGTGGTGGCCGAGGTGGCGATGGCAGCCGTGCTCGATGCCGCGACGAAGATCTTGAGCTGGGTCTCGATATACGCCGCCGTCTGGAGGATGTCCCCGTCGGTGTGGGAGCAGATCACCAGCCCGTACCATGTGTTGTTCTGGACCTGCGCCTGGGCGATGTCCGTCGTGATCGTGTGGTTCGGCGTGGTCGGCGTGATCGTGTAGTTGGCGTCCGGCGCGGTCTGCACGTCGGTGAAGGGCACACCGTGGACAGTCGACGTGACGGTGCAGTCGTTGGTGAGGGAGGTCGCGGTGACTCCCGATCCCACGAGTGCGTTGATTGAGGAGGCGATCGCCGTGGCGATGGTAGTCGTCGTGTCGACGCCGGTGGCGGTGTAGGACCAGGGGAGTCCGTTGATCAGGCCGCTGTAGGTGTGGCCGTTGACCGCGGAGTTGACGATGATGTTGTCCACCTGGGCAACCGAGGCCGAGTAGCGGCCCACGTAGAAGAGAGAGGGGACGAGCGGCTGCTGCAGGAGCTCCGCCGCCTGGATATACTCTGGGTCGCTCGTGAGGAAGCCGTCGGCGACCATGGCCGCCGTGCTCGTGTAGGCCCGAATGGAGTCCTCGAACACCACCGTGATGCCGGTGCCGGGGGCAGTTGCGTTGGCCGACAGGGTGGCTACGTTGCCGGTGACAGACAGGACGTAGGTGAAGTCTGGGATCCCCGGTCCGGTCACCGATGCGCCCTGGACCACGCCGGTCAGGCTGGCCAGGTTCGTCAGCTGGTTGGAGCCGCTGAGGATGTTTCCGGTCGTGGAGTGGGTGCTGAACCGGTTCGATGGCCCGAAGATCGCCGGGATCGAGAAGCTCGGCTGGGGGATGGCGGCCGTCTGCTGGCTAATATTGATCTGAACAATCTGGTCAAGTGCTGACATCTATCGCCCCCTACGGTGCTGTGACCGTCGTATTGACCGGAACTACGTTCCCCTGGTCCGTCGTGACCTGCCCCGCCACTGGCGCGGTGCTGATCCTTCCGATGTCCGACTGCAGGTTCATTGCGATCCCGAAGCTGACATCCAGGTGAGCTCGTCCTTCGTAACCAGTATTCAGCAGTTTCGATAAATCCGCAACGGTTCCTATGACCCACACTGCCACGCCGATTGCCCGTAGGGTCTGCTGGACATCTTCCAGGTCTAATGCAGTCTGCCAGGTAGCCATGTAGTTAAATGCCTGCTCGTGAGTGTCAGCATAGCAGTTGAAGTCGATCGTCATCTTCCTGCAGCCACCGGAGTTCCAAACTCCCCCAGTCGGGCCACCAATGAACTGCTTGCTGTCATCCCCGGACTTCAGACCGGGCTGAGTGATCTTGAATGAGAAATAGGGGTTCTTCGGGCGGCGGTCCACCGGCAGCTCCGGCTCCTCGAGGATGCCCTGGATGCCCGTGACCGAGTAGATCAGGTCTGCGAGAGTGCTGCGGATGGTGTCGTAGTTGACCGCGAGTCCCTGTGTCATGGCGTTTTGTACGGGCCGATGTCGACGCGCATCAGCCGCACCCTCTGGTAGGACCCCCAGTACTCGACTTCCTGGACCTGGTAGTGGACCTCACCCCGCAGGACGACATCACCAGGCTTCTCGAACATCTTGCCGTTCACGGAGATGGGGACATACGCCCAGTACTGTTCAGAGAACCTTTGGTGCTCTGGCACGAGCAGGAGCTCGCGTCCGTTCAGGGGCTGGACGTTGCACCGGAACGGGTCCTTGCGTATGAGCGTGTTCACGGCCTTGCCGTGCTCGAAGTTCGTGGCCCTGAAGACGAGTCTCTCCAGGGTCTCATCGTGTTCCATGATCTGAGACCGGCCCTGCAGTCGCCACGTCATGCGAACACCCGGTAGGAGACTGATCGGAGCATCAGCCCGGTGTTGATGAGCGTGCTCTGGGGTACTCCCTCACGCTGCTTCTGCCTGCGTACGCTCTCTGCGTTGGGGGGAGGTACGTTGGACTTGATCTTGTCCTGGATCAGGGCCTGGACCTTGAAGCCGATCGACTCCAGGGCCTTCGCAACGGGCATTTCCTTCTCGATGATGTCGACGAGGGCCTCCTCGCGCCACTTGTTGATCTTCTCTATGTTTTCGTCAACCGCAGCCCGGATGAACGGCCTGGACGGGGAGGTCTTTGTGCCGAACTCATTCCAGAGTGCAACCTCCACGACGGAGGTGCCATCCTCGTACTCACCGGCATCCTCGTGGAAGCCCACGGTGACGTACGCCTTCTTCAGGGCCGGAAGCTCCTTCAGGAGCCTATCCATGACCTTGGAGTTTCGGACTTCGACCTTGACTCGGGGGCGGATCATGGTATCGGCTCGCCCTCATCCTGCAGCGGGTCAGTCGCGTTGCCGATCGTGGTCTGCGGCGAAAGCTGGCGGTTCGTCATCATGCGCCTGGTGAACGCTGGTTTGACGAGTGCGGCATTTTCTCGGTTCGCGATCTTCTGTGCGACGGAGATACCGCCCGCGAACGGGGACACATCCTCGACTGCCAGCCGTCTCCTCAGGTCCAGGGCCATGTCCCTGTAGGCCTTCGCGGCCTGCTGGAACTCCATCTTGATCTGGCCTACGGACTCGCTGACTCTCCGGGAGAACTTGGCTGCGATGGCTTCGCAGCATCGCATGGCGGAGTAGATAACCCCGTTGCTATACTGGTCGAGGAAGGATTTGATTTCCTCGTCCTGGAGGAGAGGGTCGTTCTTGTCCGTGTCCCCGATGAGGAACCGGACTGCGTCCTTTGGGGTTTCCTCGGGGTTGTAGCTGTAGGTCCAGGACACGGGTCACCTCCATTGGTGTCTGACGCCGGCGCCATGAGCCCCATGTTGATGTTGGCCTGCACGACGGTGTCTCGCCATTTATCGACTCCGGGGACGATCTGCCCCGGCTCGATGAACCTGCCTTCAGCTTTGAGTCTCCGTAGAGCGATGTATACCATTCAGCCTCCCTGTTCAGGGCCCAGCTTACGGGGTATGCAGGATGTTGGTCAAGAGGACTCCCAGGTCCGAACCGACGAGGTTCATCTGGAAGGCCATTTCCCCCTCGACGCGGTCCGCCTTCAGGTGCTCCATGCGGAAGCTCATGATGCGGTTCCCCTGAGCACCCGCCCCGAAGAGCCCCTGCCACGAGAAGATGTATCCGCCAGAGGGCTGGAGGATGCTCGGTGCCGGGTTGGCGTACACGAGGAGCGCGATGTTCGAGACGAGGAAGCTGAACACACCAGCCGCCGTGCCCTCCGCCGCGGTATTCTGTACCGCAGAGGCGACGAGGAGCTTTTCGACCCCGAACAGGGCCGCGAGCAGGTCCTCGGACACGATGCCGCGCTGGGTGTACTTGATACGGTCCAGGACGCTGGCGTTGTTTCGCAGCGCGAAGAACACGTTCGGAGTCAGCACCAGCGTGTTCGGGAGGAAGCCTGTCTGGCTCTTCACGAACTGCTTGAGGTAGTCGACGTCCTCCATCGGGTTAGAGCCCGACTGGTCCCACTGAAAGCCGACGACGCCAGTGGCGACGTTGTAGTCCGTGGCGCCCGGTCCGCCCGTCCACACGCCGGTGGCCATGTAGGCATTGACGAACTGGATCTCACGCCGGAGCAGGAGCTGCTGCGTGACGAAGAGGACCGAATCCCTGTCGAGGTCAATCGGCTGGTCGGAGTTCGCCCTCGTCTGGTCGTCGATGTCCTGGTGCAGTGCCCAGACGTCAGCGAAGTAGGACGGGGTATTGTCGACCTTGAAGCCGCTGCCCGCCGATTCCGACGCCGGGGCGCGCTTCGCAGCCGCCGTGCGGAACCAGTAGTCCTTCGTGTACTTGAAGTACCGGTCGGACTGTTTCATCACAGGCACGATGGGGAAGACCTTGTCGGCGACAAAGTCCTGCGCGCGCTGGATGTAGGCGATGCTGATGTTGGTCAGCGGCCTGTTGACGTGGACATCTGACCTGGTTGGTTGAGGCATTTACGATTCCCCCTTATTGCTTTCCGAAGCTTCGGAGATAGACGGCGATGATGCTGCCCGCCACGCCGTTTTCCAGCGCCTGCGCGACACCGTAGTTTCCGGTGGTCGCCAACTTCAGCGGACAGGCCCCGTTACCGTTCGGTGCATCCGCCATCAGGATGTTGTTGATGGATACCGTTCCGCTGAGGAGCGCCTTCGAAACGCCCTCGGTCAGAACCTGGGCAGCCTCGCCCAGCTGCGGGTTATTCTGGAGGATGCCCAGAATCGGGACACTCGATGACGGGGGAGGGGCCACAGCCGCTCCTCCGACTCCGAATCCCGGGGTGTTCAAGGCCGCGCGAACCTGCACGGCGGTGAACTGGAAGATGAGGTCATTCGGGGTGAACGGACTGACCGTGTCCCCGGACATGTCGACGTCGGCTGGAAGAATACCGACGTAAAAATCTGGAATTTCGTAGCTCATCTAGTCTCCCTTCAAACCTTCATGTTGGGCTTGGCCGACATGTACTCGTTGTACAGCGCCTTGCCCTCGGCAGTCTTGAGGACCTGTTCGATCGCCTCGGACTTCGATAGCTTGTCCGCCGATTTCTGGACAAGACTGTCGGCGAGGGCCTCGATCTTGCCATAGGCGTCACCGCCACGCTTGGACTCGTTCGTGCTTCCGAACTCATCGAAGAGAGCCGATTTCTTGATCTGGGTCGAGGCTCCCTTGAGGATGGCCTCGAGCTGGTCCGCCAGTGCCGGGTTCACATCCGCCATGCCCTTGAGGATCTTCGCGAGGTCCTCGGTCTTGGCTCCGATGCCGATGGAGGCGGCCTTCTCGACGAACTCCTTCTGCCGAGCGTCGTCACGCAGCTTGGCGTTGTCCTTCTCCAGCTTGTTCGCCTTCTCGACGAGCTCGCGCTGGCCCTTGAAGATCTGCTCCAGGGCGGGCCTGAGCTTGGGATCGACCTTCGAAAGGTCGAGTGACTTGTGCACGTCCATTCCTCTTTCCTCCGTGTCGTCGTGGGCGATATCGCCGATGTCGACCTGCTTGATGTCCTTGCGGACACCCTTCATTCTGACCTCGGCATCCGGGTACTTCCGGTAGCCGAGCTTGCCCATGTACTCCTTGTAGGCCTTCATCGCGTACTTGGAGGCCTTGGACATGTGGGCCTTGAAAACTTTCAGGATGGCTGCGTCTTCCCCCTCTGGGTAGACCTTGGCCTTCTCGATGTCCTCGTCGCTGACATCATCCTCGTCATCCTCGTCGTCATCCAGCTTGGGTCGGAGACCACCGGACTTCAGAACGTCGCGCATGTCTCCAAGGACGTCCTGGGGGATGTCCTTCATGTCGATCTTCTGGAGCGGTAGGCTGGAGTCGTGGAGGGTGGAGGGGGATTCCCCGTCGGGGTTGTGGACTTCCCCGTCGGGGTTGCCGAACACATCCATGGCCTTCGCCATGCCCTCGTATCCGGCGGCGTGGAGCACCTTCAGGAGGTGCATGGGGTGAACTTCGTCCTTCATCGGACCGGCAATGCGGGCAATGGCCTGGAGACCTGCCCTCGCCTTGTCGGAAAGTGCCATCGGTGGGCCTGCGTGTGCCCCGCCCGGGTCCTGTGCCGGGGCGGAGGGAGCGGCTGCGGGGTCTGCAGTCTTGAGAACTTCCATGACCCGCTCCAGAACCTTGGGATCCTGATTCTTCGAGACCCAGTCAACGATTTTCTGTGCTTCGGTCATTCCCTGTTTCCCTTTGAGGTTCTTGAAGACCAGGAACTGCTTGCCGTTGGCGCCTTTTGGAACCAGGCTAACTTCGTAGGTCTCGAGGTCGTGCAGCTCCTTCACCGTAGGACCAGTGTAGGACAAAGGTTCAGAAACTGTAGACGGAAATAATTTCCCCCCGTCACTCATCCTTGATCCAGGAGTCGAATATCGACTCGCAGGCGGTGTTCGGGCACTTCTGTGGCTCCTCGATCCCTGGCTTCACCACCCGGAAGTACCCTTTCAGGCAGAACGGGCAGCGATAGCGGTCATGCCCGAGCCAGATGGCGTCTTTCTCTGCCCAGTCCCTCGTCCTCTTGGCTATGACCTTGATCGGGTTCACCACTGCTTCTCGCCGGGTCCCTCTGAGTCTGTCCTCTGGCCCCAGCCACCGACGCTGAATCCGGTGTACTCTCCGCTCACGACCTTCTTCCACTCCTCGGGGTCGAGCACCTTCACGCCAAGCACCCACGAGCCCTTCTTGACGGTCTGATCGCCGTACTGACCCGTGTACTGCATGTCCATCGGAGCGATGTAAGACTCTACGGGCACGGCCTTGGCCACGGACTCGTGGGCCTTGCCGATCGTGCGGCCGTTCATCATGAAGAAATGCGCGGTCTTCTCGATCTCCTCCGGGGTCATCCAGTCTTCCTGCAGGTCAATCTCATCGGGGGCAAGGACCACCCCGTAGACAACTTGCTTGTGGGGATCGGCCTTGTGGATCTTCACCTCTCGGCCCTTCATCAGCGCAAGTCGGCCTGGGCCCGATTCGGTGACGGAATGAGGCTGAGGAGGCTCGGCCTCCTGTGTCGCGGTCAGAGCGGCATCGGTAAGCGACTTCACGAGTGACCCCTGGGACGGATAACCGTGTATTCGGTTCCCCCGGCCCGAGCTCGTTGCGTCTGACCAGTAGTAGCCCAGCGCGTCCATCGCCAGCAGCGCGTCCGCCGGAAGCATGTCGTACTGAGCCACGCCGATCCTTGGCTCGGAGTCCTGTGAGGTGGCGGCATCCGGATTCGCAATTCGGGCGAACTCCTGCCTCCACATGGGCTTGCCCTCGATCTTCTGAGTGATGCCCGCGTCTCTCTCCTCGCGGTCTTGCTGCTGACGGAACTTCTCCCGCCAGGTCTGCTTGAGCCACTTTGGGTAGTTGTGGATCTGATTCGGGCCCTCGTAGACGAACTGGCCCCCGGGCATGAGGACGCGCTCGATCTCCGAGAGGAGGGGCTTGGGGTCGTTCGACAGCTCATCCATGTACTCGAGAGAGTTCCTGAGGAGCACGTTCACGGCCGACTGGTCAGGCACTGGGATCCCCATGTGCAGGTCGTGGATGAAGGTGCCGTGGTCATGCTTCTGGAGGTCGAACCCGATGTGCCCCGACTCGCGGTTGGTTCCGCTGCCGAGGTCGAGCTTCAGGCCACGCAGCGCCTTGCCTGCGTTCTCAATGCCCCAGCCCGAGGAGTAGTCAGGTCCGCTCTCGTAGAATCGGAGCTTCCGGTAGTGCAGCGGGTCGTCCTGCAGGTTCGAGACTGCCATCTCCTTGGCGAGCTCCGGGTCCGCCGTCTCGTGGGCGAGCTCCCAGTCCATGCCGTCCACGATCTGCTGCATGTCGTACATCCCGGCCAGGACGTTGTCGCCCATGCCACCGGAGCTTCGGGCGCCGGAGTTGGAGAACGGGTTCACCCGCATGTCTCCCTGCAATCCCTCCTCGGTATCCTTGAGGGTAGACTTGTGGGCCTCCTCCTGCATCTCCTCTGGGAGGTGGCGGATGAAGTGCTCCATCACGAGGTTCTCTACGGCCTCGGCGAGCTGGAGGTCGGCCTCCGTGTCGTCCTTCTTCACGTCCGCGGAGTGGGCTCCCGCGAATGACTGCGTCTTCTGCACCTCGCCCTCGTACTGGACGCCCGGGGCATACCAGTGGTCGCAGCACATCTGGGCAGCACCGCTCTTGAGCACCATCCTCATCTTCGGGTGGTTGCAGTAGTTCTTCTCGATGAATGAGCAGTTCGTGCAGTTGTCGACCTTCGTGTTCTTTGGCAGGGTGATGAGGCCGCCAGCCAGGGCGCGCTCGCCCTCGTCTCCCGAGTAAGCTTTCTCGATCTTGGAGTAGAGCCCGGCCTTCCGGAGTTCCTGCTCGATCTGGCCGACGCTGGCTCCGCCGTCCTTCACGAGAGCTGCGTGCTCAAGGGCCTCGTGGCCGTAGTCCTCCGCCCGGACCATGTCGCCCTGCTCGAATGCCGCGATCGCGCGCGCGGCCCAGGTCTTCGCGGTATCAAGCTCGATGGCAGGATCGGACTTGAGCCCGACATCATTCCTGGCCTGAGTCATCTTGTCGGGAGGCAAGTCTTTGCCCACGGGGCCGTCACCCGGATCTTCCGTCGACACGGTGGGCTTCGTTCGCTCAAGGTGATTCACCATCTTGTCCATCAGGTCAGGGGTGGTGTCCATGAGCTGGAGGGTCTCCTCCGGGCTGAACACGTGGGCCGGGATCTCCTCCTTGCCCTCGTGCATCGCCTTATGCATCCGGTGGTGACCGTCGATGAGGAGCTGCTCGAGCCCGTTCGTGGTCGGGATCTGTGCGATCATCACCGGATTCTCGGAGGTCGACTTCAGGGCAGCCTTCTCATCTACGTTGATCATATGGGACCAGTCCGGGGTGACGGCGACCGCGGCATTCGGGGTCTGACCATCCATCTCCCTGGCCTTGTCGATGTCAAACACCATCGGGCCGAACACGAATCTCTCGGTCGTGCCGTGGTTGCTCTCGCCGTCCCTAGGGTCAATCTGTGACCCGGGTCTGGATCCGGTGCGAATCGTGCCTCCAATATTGCCGTGCTCACCGGTGATGTGGCGGTGGAGCTGGCCGGCGGTCTTGTTCGGCAGAATCCTGCCCTTTCTGTCCTTTCGGAGGAAGACCTGCTGCTTGTGGTTATGCGGGGTCTCCTCAGTCCCGGCCGTGGGCACGTGGACGTCGGAGCTCGTGGGCATGGTCTTTCGGACCATGTGCTTGCCGACCACGGCCTTGACGCCGTCCGTCAGCGTGATGGTGCGCATTTTCTTGAACTTGCCTGGGGGTTCCTGCCTGATGCGGAAGCTAGACCCAGTCTCATCCGTGGCGGTGGCCTTGAAGCTGTGCTCGGAGGCCCACTTGCGGGCATCGGCGGCCGACTTAAACTTCTCCTTCGAGAAGATCAGGCTCTGCACCTTCATCGGCCTTGTGGGCTTGTCCGCCTTCTCGACCAGCCCCAGCTCCGACAGGACGGAGCCAATGATGCGCCTGATCTCCTCTGGCATGAGCTGCCGTGGAATGTTCATGGGTCACGCCCCTTCGGTGATGTACAGACTTCCGGGACCGGTTGACTGGATCGCGGCGATCTTGTCGTTCGGGTTGACCGCCATGAGGACCGGGAAGTTGGCCGGGATGTACATAGAGGTTGTTGATGCCGCAGTCGGGTTGCTACCGACAGCGACGAAGCAGGCCACGGTGGCGCATAGCTGGACGCACGTCGTCCCTGCTGCCATAGCTAGTGATGCCTGAACGCTGGAGGCCCCTATGGCGATGGTCTGGGTTCGGCCTGGGTAGATTGCGTCCCAGTTCTCGGCCCCCGTCTTCCTGCTGGCGACTGCTTTTCTGCTCATATTCTTCTCCTCCGGTAGTCAAATGCTACCACGCGGTTTACTGAAACTCGATGATCTCCACGCACTCGCAGTTCGGGTGGACCTCCCCCGGCTCCAGTCCGCCCTCGTAGGGCTCCTCCAGGGTGGTCTCGGCGCCGTCCATAGGCTCGCAGTCCTCGCAGGCTGTCTCCTCGTTGATCACCCAGATGCGGGTGGCGGACTTCGGGTCGATCAGCCCCTGCCTGCCCGCCTCTCGCCAGATGGACCTCTGGCCATGATTGGTTGCGCGGCGTGTCTCGGTCCTGGCGACCGCCATCGAGCGGGCCTTGAGCAGGTCCTGCTCGTAGCGGTCGGTGAGCCTGTCTACCTCCCTGGCTGGTTTTCCCTCGCCGATGAGCCCGACTCTACGGTTGTTCAGGGCGTTGGCGTAGCGCTCATGCAGCCCTATCGAGCCGACGATTTCCCGCGCCACGTCCCTGGGCGTGGATGCGACCCGGAACGACCGGGCGACGACGTTGCGGATGTGCTCCCGTGTCTCGTGCGTCACGTCCCTGACGAACGATGCAACGCGCTTGTCCACGTAGTCCCTGAGGTCCGGATTCTTCATGTCCCACCTCAGCCTCGGATGGGATGGCGGCGGGAGGGTGTGGACCCCGAGTGCTGCGGCGCTGGAGAGGGTGGTTAGAAGTCTGCCCTTCGCCTTCGACATGCTGGTGTCGAGGTTGCGCCAGGGTATAACCCGGTCGACGGTCTCGTAGTTGCCGCCCTTCCACGCATCCATCAGCTCCTGGGGGTCGACCGACCGCTTGAACGTGTGAAGGCCACCGAGGATATCAGCCGCGACGGCTGAACGCATCCTCCGCGCGAGGGCATTGAGCCTCCCCGCCTTCGACGCGCCCTTGACCTTCGTCCTGGGTCGGGGCGGTCTCGCATCCGCCTTCGTGACGATGAACATCGGCTAGCTCTGCGGGCCCAGGTACGGGTCATAACCCTGGCTGGCCCACTGCCGCATCGGGGTATTGTTCATGCGCTCGGTGTTGCCGGA